ATTGGAAAGCATAGCCAGGCGATAAATTAGCATTTAAGTCTTGAGCATTAAATTGATGCGTTAAATAGCCTGAGCCTGTGCCTGTTCCTACAGGATTACCGGAAGCATCGTACTGAGTATATGGCCCTGCAGATAATGCGCCAATTTGATTTAATGCGTTATATCCTGAGCTTCTATATGGTTGCTGTTGCTGGTTTTGCACGTTAAACATTGCTGCAGTTAATTGCGATGCATTGTTTGCAGCATTAGCTTGAATCTGCGCTGCTTTGTTTGAAGCGTTTGCGCCTAATAAACTGCCTAGTGCATTAGCGCCTGCGGTTACACCTAAAGCTGTTCCAAGACCGCCACCACCAAGACTGCCTAATAAGCTACCGCCACCTGCTGCTGCAGCTGTTGGCGCTGCCAAACCTGATGATGTTCCAACTAGTGCGCTACCTGAAGCTGGTGCAAGACCTGCTGAGGCATCAATTGCAGCAGCTGAAGGGGCTGTTAAAGAGCCTACTGTGCCACCGATAGTTAATCCTGTTGCGCCTGCACCGCCTGTTAAACCTGTGCCACCTGCTACCCCTGTGTCAGCAGCTATTGGCAAACCTGCTGCATCTACAGCAACACCGCCTGTGGCTGCACTTCCTGCTGCTGCGCCTGTTGCGCCTAAGTCTGACAAAGGAACAGTAGCGCCTGTCGCAGCGTCAACTGGTGCAATACCAAGTTCAACTGCAGCAGCTTCAGGGGCAATTCCTGATGAGGAAGCCAAAGCCATAACTTCAGGGGCATAAGCCAAAGCAGCGCCACCTGCAGCAAGACCACCAACAGTAATCCAACCGCCAGGAATAGCATTATTTACAGCTTTATCAACTTGAGCAAGACCGCCTAATAAACCGCCACCGCCACCATCTGTGCCTAGTGCGCTAGAAATAGGGTCTGTAATAGATGAAATGAAGCCACCGCCACCGCCACTAAAAGGAGTTCTTTTTAAATCCCAAGTCCAACCGGAATGCTTGCTTTTTAACATATATCGTTCTCCACAAGAATGTATCGTTCTTTAAACCCTACTCTTCGCCATAATCTAGCAATGGATTCTCGAACTCCACCTTGTATTTTGGTTGCTCCAAATTGTTTCAAAATATCAACTAATTGCTTGTAAGTGTTTTTAGTAAAGATGTTTTTGCCACTTATTGCAGTTACAAAACCAATTCTGTCGTTAGGCATATTTATAAATGAAACTGTTAAAGCACCTTTAATAAACTCACCTTCATACACTCCTATTAGTAACCATTGATTACTAACTACTGCTAATCTTACTTGGTCAATCGTATAATCACCATCTGCATACACTAGAGCTTTTTCAATAAAATCAGATACTTGTGACCACTTTTGAGCCACTTCGTCTGGCATTATTCGTTTGAGTATCATTACTAAACATTATAATAGGGAACTTTGTATTTTTTACCATTAACAGTCACATTAATAAAGCCCACAGGGTTAGCTGGCAAACTAGCCGACCCTGCTGTAGCGGAAGTGGCAGAAGTAAAGTTCAGCAAATTTAAAAAGAATTGTTGCCATGCACGAGTCGGCCTTTTAGTCGTGGCATCCAAAAATTCGGACTGCGGATAAGGGTTGTTTTGCGAGGTAGACCATAATCCGTTTGACATTAGTTCTCTCCTACAGAGGCTTTTAGGTTTGCAGAAACAATAACCGCTTTTACAGGGTCGGTAATTACCACTTCAAATACTCGGTCACGAGCCATACCTAATCTGCGCCAAATAGCACGATTCTTGTATTTACCTTGCTGACCAATAGGAATCCAATATTCTTTACTCCAAGTAGAGCCACCATCATTAGACCAGCGAAGCATAGCCCTTGGATTGGTGTAAGGGGTCGTATTGTCCACGTTTTCTTGGTTTCCAATCACATAGATTCCCAAGGGTGGAATAGTCGCTATTTGGCTTGCGCCAATCGTATAAGTATTGCCTAAATAAACGTTTGTATTTGTAAAAGTTCCACCAATACCAACACCTGGCTGGAACTGAAGCTGTAATTCGTCAAAATACTCTCTTTGTAAATCTTCAACCAAATGAGGGCATCTACGAAGCCTACGTATTTCATCGCCATCATCAGTGTAATTATTAGGGTCTAGCTCGTAAATCTTTCCATTTTGCCAATCGCCTACAAGAACCATGCCTTGGAATAAAGCTAGGCAATTGCCACGATGACGATGGTAAACGTTGTTATTGTCTACCCACAGCCATTTATGCCACATTTGGCTGGTATTGTCGTAAGCCCAAGTTAAGTCTAAAGATGGGAAAGACACCACATAAACTTCGTGACCTTCTAACTGATAAGTCCAAGCTACAGCATCGCCCACATATTGATTGACCAAAGTATTCTCTACCGCATGGGTTGAGATACGAGTTGGTGTGTAGCCTTGCATCATCATAATTTGGGCTTGACCACGAATATTACGACTTACATAAGCAAATGAGTTACCAACACGAGCTACTGAAAACTTGGCAACAATACCATGCTGTGTTGAAGTGCCAGGAATTCTTTGGAAAGGAAATGGAAACGTGCCTACGTCAGTCCATACTTCGCTGGAGTTTTCACCCAATAAATAGACTTCACGATGGTCTACGATTAAGGACACAAGGTTATCCGGTGAGCCATCTTTAGAGCCAAAACTCAAAGGCTGAGTAATAGGGCTTAGGGCATCAGAAGAAGCAAATATTTGAGTATTAGGGTCGTTATAAACAAAGTAATTATCTACAGTATCTACAACGTCTGCGCCTGTAAAAGCGCCATCGGTATTGGGTATTACAGTAAAGTTCAAGGCATACATTTGCTCTGAACTAATAGTGTAAGCCTTGTTAATATAGTATTGAGAACTAGCAGTCACAATCTGAGTAATAATTGTGCCATCGGATACTCCTGAGCCAACAATAGTTTGACCAAGATAAAGAGTAACAGGTGGGCTTACAGTTAATTGATGGTAAACAACGCTACTGACTGTTACGTCAGCAATTGCACCTTGAAAAGAAATAGTGTTTGAAGCGTAAATTTGCGTAGAAGTTACAGTTTGGCTTTTATTTAATGTCCAAGTAGTGCCTGAACCTGACAAAATAACAGTTTCATTGCTTAGACCGATGCCATACAATGCTTGACCAATAGCCAAAGTGCCTGAATAAGTACGGCTTACAGTTAATGTTGTGCCGGAAATAGAGCCTTGAATAGTCGCAGCTGTAGGATTATTAATGCGCCATGTATAACGATAAGCGCCATCAACAATATAAACGTTTACTCCGTTGTCTGTAATGCCGACACGACCTGTGCTGGTATTTAACTGCCCAATAATAGTAGGAGTTAGATTTGAGGATAAAACATAGACATAAGGGCCACAAACCGCCACCAATTGATTTCCACCGCTAACAGTACGCATTCCACGCACTTCTTGGGTGTTTGGCAATACAACTTGGGTGGTTAGCCCTGGTGTTGGATAAAGCGCAACAATGCCCCTTTGACCAGGCAACTTTAAAGGGTCAATCTCAGGTCGAAAATTGATGCACTCTTGAGCATCCTGATAAATCGAGGGTGCTTCGTAAGATGGCCCAATGAATCCAAAGTCTGCCATTTTTAACCTTATCTAAAGAAACCACCTGATAATATCCAACCTGCATCTTTTGCTCTGCCAACCAACATAGAATCAGGATAACCTGCAGCAGCTATTGGTTGCATATTATTACGTTTAATAGTCGATTTAGATTGAGCAGCATAGGCTGAAATCATCGCTATTTGGGTCTGTGAAGCCTTGCCATACATTGGCATCAATCTCTCGGCTAAGTTCCACCTAAGCGCCATAGAATATCCTTGTGGAAGCACAATATTGTCATTAAGGCTTGTATAGTTGCTAAAGATAGTAGATGAGAACATATGCATCTCACCTTGGCTAGGATTAGGCCATACAAATAGGTTGCCTGAAATAGCGTTTGGATTGTAATAAAGCGCTTTAGGCCAAGGGCCATTCAAAGTCTTTAAACCGATTTGGTTGTAGTTTTCTAAAGCTAAAACCGCTACAGGATAGTCTAGACCGCCATTTTGCACTGCTTGACCATTAGACTGAGTGTTTACCCTTACATAGGCTTGGTCAATAAATAATGGCTTTTGATAGTAGGCAGTTAAAGTTTCAGATGAAATAGCGGTGGTGTAGTTAATATTTAGCTGGTAAGTTCCGGTTTCGTTTACTTGACCGCCTGCGCCAGTTAAAAACTGCACAATTTGAGTTCCAGGCAATATGCTTGTTCCGCTTAAGGTCTGTCCTTGAGCAATAGCACCGCTTGTAAGGCTAGTTACAGTCAGAATGTTGCCTTGAATTGAGCCTGTAAAAACTGCGCCAATAAAGTTAGCAGTAGAAGGATTTGGGCCAATCGTATATTGCACCTGACCTGAAATCAAAGGAAAAATAATCTCAGTGGTGTTATACACCATCATGTCCTCGTTAGACCATTGGTCTATAAGGTCATTTAGCATATCAAAGGCATCGGCAGCAGCATCCGGTGTTGGAGTCTCACCTGCTTCTAATGCGCCAATATCTTTTAAAGCACGAGAAATGATGTCGATTGGCTGAGTCATTTTATTGTCCTGGTGTAAATACTTGAGGTTGCCAAGGAGGAATTACTTTATCTTCTAATGCTTCTAATTGTTCTTGTAGTCTAGCAGTAATATGGCATTGACCATCTTTTACTGCCTCTTTTTCAATCCATTTTGCAACCATTTCTTCTGTTACTTCATCAAATGGAATCTTAGCAGTAGGGCAGTCAAAATACCAATTTCCCTCAGTTTCTACTGATTTATCGTCTTGTGTAGCCGTGACATGATAACGAGCATGAGTAATCACGTTATCTTTTGCAGAAACTTCTAGGATTTTCCAAGTAAACATTATGCAGACCAAGGAAGCGGAGTGTTTTGTGGGCTTACTGGTGGGTTTACCATAGAAGCAATTTGACCATCAATATTAGCTTCTAAATTAGGAATTTGACCTGATTCGTTAATCCAGCTTAATACTTCTGCTTGAGTAAGTTGTGCGTAAGGAATAAACCCTGACTCTTTAGCTTCTTGGGCAAATTGGATGTTGCCGTCAATAGAAGCGGTATGAGTGCCGTCTGTACCAGATACAGTAAAGAGCACATTAACCACATAATCAGGGTCAGGTGTGCTAACTGTGTACATATTAGTAATAGTTGTTGTATATGTATTTGCCATTTTATGCTCCTAATTGTTGTTTAAGGGAATCTACTTCTGCTTTAAGCTCTTGAATTGCTTTGACGAGAGTTGGAATTAACTCGCTTTGGCTAACGGCTTTGTATTCTATGCCATCTTCTCCAGCCTTTGATGTTGTTACTGAATTAGGAAATACTGTTTCAAATTCTTGAGCAATAAAACCAATATCGTCTTTTTTATCTAAACCTTTGCCTTCTTTCCAATCAAATCTGCGTGGTTGCAAAGCCATAACTTCAGCTAAACCAACATCTAAATCACGGACATTTTCTTTAAGTCTTTGGTCAGAAATAGCGGTAATTGTTGTTGAAGTAGCATGAATTGTTCCACCAGTATCAACATAAAAACGATAAGCTCCTGCAGTAGTGTTATAAACATCAAGAGTATCACCAGTAGCAGTTGCAACACTTGAAATAATTTGACCTGTTGCAAGAATTTGTGTTCCTATAGTTCCAGCCGCAGTTGATGTTTTGCCAATTAAAAAGTTTCCATTGTTATCAAAAATACCTCTAGGATTACCATCACCATCAGATAGCACAATGTAGTTACTTGCTGTACGGATGTCTAGACCGCCTTGATTGCCTGAATAAGCACCAAGAATGGTGTTTTTTGTTCCTGTGGTTACAGCAGAACCAGCACCATAAGAAGCTCCTAAAACACCACTACCAACAAATGTATTTTGGCTTCCTGTTGTTAAAGCATTACCAGAACCAAATCCAACTAAAGTATTGTTTCCTCCAGTTGGAGTTTGACCAGCATAAGCACCAACAATGGTATTTCCACCTGTAGTTGCAGCATATCCAGCAACATAACCAATAAACACATTTGAAGGTGTATTTGCACTATAACCAGCTTGATAACCTACTGCGGTGTTGTTAGATGCGGTGGTGTTGGAATTAAGAGCACCATAACCTAAAGCGGCATTATAAGAACCAGTAGTGTTTGCACCCAATGCAACAGTTCCTACTGCTGTATTAAAAGAGGCTGTTGTATTTGCATACAACGCTTGCCTACCAACTGCTGTATTGTAAGAACCTGTAGTGTTTAATTGCAGTGCAGTTCCACCAACTGCCACATTGTATGTGCCTGTTGTATTAGCGTTAGAAGCAAGATAACCAATTGCTGTGTTATCTGCTGCAGTATTGCTATATAAGGATTGATAACCTATTGCAGTTAAATAAGCGCCTGTGCTATTTGTATACCCAGCTTGATACCCTACTGCTGTGTTGTTTGATGCGGTGGTGTTTAATTGCAAAGCGCCAGTTCCAATACCAATATTTGATGCGCCAGTAGTGTTGGCATAAAGAGATTGATAACCAATACCAATATTATTACTTGCTGTTGTATTGGCAACTAAAGCACCAGTTCCAATACCAATATTTTGATTTCCTGTGGTATTTGCGTAAAGTGCGCCATTGTAAGTTCCATTTGCGCTACCAATACCAATGTTTGAATAACCAGTTGTATTGGCATTAAGGGCATTATTACCAAAAGCAGCATTACCACCAGTTCCGCTATTTGAACCAGCTAAAGCACCAGAACCAACAGCTGTATTGTTAGAAACTGCACCAGTTCCTTTACCAACAGTAAGACCTGATATAGAAGCATCAACTGTAAATGTTTGAGTTCCTGCAAATGTTTGAGCAGCTAAAGTAGCTAAAGTGCTGTTTACTGCTGGTACGTTAATTGAAAAGTTGGATGACGGATTAGGGCCAACTAAGGCTACTTGGCCGCCTGCTGTTGCTTGAAAGACTAATTGACCCATGATTTTTTCCTATGGTGCTATATAAATAATAGAGCCTGTGCTTAAAGCTCCTGTTGATGGATTGTATTTTAGCGTAGATGACACAGTATTTAAAGCTTGATTGCTACCTGTGGCGCTGACCAAAGTTGGATAAAAGTTGGCATTAGTGCTTGAATCAGCGACAGCTACAGTATTAGCGACTACAGTAGTTCCTGTAAGCGTTCCTGCAACAGTTAATGTCCCCGTAGAAGGGGTTATTTTATCTGCCGTTTGGTCAAGGTTCATTGCCATTTAGCAGTCCTCTGAATCTTTATACTGGCTAAAAGTCTTTAGTACACCATAAATTGCAGGAATCAAGTCGCCTTTTAAATCCTCAATAGCGATGTAATGGGCGTGTTCTAAGACTGTAGCCATATTGCCTTCTCTAGCGGCTTGGTCGTAGTGAATTGCCACTTGCACTTGGATATTGTCTTTTGTGCCAAAAAAGTTAGTAATTCTAGCGTAGGCTTGTGGGGCTGGTACGCCAAATTGAGTTGCTACTGATAGTTTTAATGCCATGGTTTTTCCCTGTCTTTTTAGAAAATTAAGTTTTACTGGTAAATGCTATATAAATCAATAAGTTACTTCTGTGGTTCAATGCCTATACATCTTTTAAGTATTTCTATTTCTTTTACTTGTTTCCGTATTACAAAAGCCGCCTGTTCTAGTTGGTCAGCAAGTCTATCGTTAGCACCTTCTTGTACGCTTTTACGACTGGTTGCTTGCCTACGGATTTTTGCCCGTATTTCTAGTGCATCGGCTAGTTCATTTGCGTTCATCAGAATGTCATTTCTGCTGTTTCAGCCTTAGCAACCCATCTTATTGTAGTTGCCGCTTGTCCTGTTACTGTTATTGCTAATCCACCATTGGTTGTATCTGCTGTGGCTGTAACTGTCCAAGTTGCTGCGCCTGCATCTGCCGCTACTACTGTAGTCGTTACTGTCCCGACTATAGCAGTTGTACCTACACCAGCACCACGCTTAATAGCACCTTCTAGTGTCCAAGCCTTTGTGTTTCCACCGCCTGTTACTCCAGCAATAACACGAACTTTAAAGTAATAAGCAGAGTTGTTAGGTAGGATTACTTGGTTTGTACCGCTTGCGGCATTGACATCGCTTGTTAGAACAGTAGCAGTTGCATCTGTAGTTTGTCTGCCAAGAACTAATAAAGCTGATTGTGAAACACCTTGACTTCCTGTTATTGGTGAATTTGAAGCACAAAAAACTGTGTTTGCAACAATTCCTCTAGTTGTTCCTTGTGCGCCACCTAAAACAGTACTATATGCTGCATCTGCTAGATGTTTATACCCAGCACCAACAAAAGAACCACTTCCAGAAGCAGTATTATAAATTCCACCAACAACAGCGCTTGATATTCCTGAAGCGGTATTTGGATATGTTGATGTGCCAGTAAAAATACCACCGCCACCAACAAAAGAACCAAGATTAGATGCAGTATTGTTTCTGCCACCGCAAACAACAGAAAAATCTCCTGAAGCAGTATTCCTATTAGCCGCTGTACCAGCATCACCACCGCCACCGATAAAGCTATATGCGCCTGTTGCTTGGTTATTACCACCACCGACTACTACTCCATGAGGGGTGTAGAAAGATAAAGTAACACCAGCGGCAGTTGTAGCGGCTTGGCTGATTGTGAATGTATAGGCTGTGCCAGTAATTGTTGTTGAACTTACTGACTGTGATGTAGATACTGTCCAAGTAGAACCTGAACCACTAACAATATATGTACCAGCAGTTACACCAGTACCAGTTAAAACCATACCAGCAATAATTGTGCCTGATGCTAAAGAGCCTACAGTTAGTGTTGTTCCGCTAATGGTAGAAGTGTTCATTACTGCTGGAGTACCAGTAGTTACTGTAGATGTTGCGTATGTGTAAGGTAAAGAAGCTGTTGCAGTTGTAACACCAGTACCTTGTATTAATTGACCAACTTTAATATTAGCATTTGCGGAAGAAAGATATAAGGTAGTTGCCGCTGTTACAGCAATAGTTGTGGTTTGTGTTGTTACTGTTGCAGAAGCAGTACCAGAGTTTGATTCTCCAGCACCAATAAAGTTTAAATATCCAGCGGCTGTATTTAAATGCCCATTAGATATTGTAGTAAATGCATTACTTGCTGTATTGGTTTGTCCGCCAACTATTGAAGATAAATATCCAGAAGCAATATTTCCATATCCACCACCAACAAAACTTGTATTTCCGCTGGCTGTATTATTTTGTCCACCTACAATTACTGATTGAGCATTACTAGCAACTTGTCCAGCCGCTGTTCTTAAAGTTTGCCAATCAACCGCATTAGCACCCCTAGCGTTACCGCCTGTTGCTGATGAAGTAGTCTTTTGTGCTTGTAATGCGCCTGTTCCTAAAGGTTGTAAGACTAATGGGGTATTTGTACCGCCAGTAGCATAAATGCCAGGGTAAGAAGCATCACCAATAACTTGAATATAAGTAGTTGAAGCATCGCCTAATGAAGCTGTGCCTGTTGATTCTAAAGTAGTAAATTTGCCAGTATTGGCTGTTGTTGCGCCTATGCTTCCGTTTAATGCACCGCCTGAGCTATTTAATGCTGTAGCTGTCAAAGCTCCTGTAGATGGCACAAAACTTAACTGAGTAGAGCTAGTTGTTGCTGGGTTATTACCGCTAGAATTTAACGATAAAACAGGGTAATAAGTAGAGCTAGAGCTAGTATTGTCAGTTATAGCAATATTAGTAGCGTTTGTCGCTGTTGTTGCAGTTGTAGCCGAACTTGCAGAACCGCTAATATTGACTGCTAAAGAGGTAATACTTCCGC